GCTCAACAGTCGAAACGCCTTCTTCATACGCTTCATCGTTGCAAGTCAATCGCTTAATCAAGTGGTGCAATGCAAGCGCCACATTAAAACCAAGACGCACATATTTGGCTGAACTGACAGGTATTCCGCTTTATCGCATACGCGGCAGCATTACCACATCAAAAAGAGGTGCTCGCTTAACCAAGGATGAACACCAAAAGATTATAGCGGTCATGGCACAGGTTGAAGAACTGGAAACTCAATCCAAACAAGGGGAGGCTGCATGAAAAAGCGCAATAAGAAATATAACCCGAATAAGTTGGTCAATCTGGTGCAGCGTGAATCGCAAAAGCCTTATGAGCTTTGGATGAGTTTTGAAGCCGTGGAAGTGGAAGAAGCTTGTCAGAAATACAATGCAATGGGTTTAACCAAGTCGGAAGTAATCAACAAGATTTACGCGCTCCATGATGGCGATCTGATCGTGCCGCTGATTAACGACCTGACCAAAGATGCTTATGAGTTTTTTGTGGGTATCGACTCGTATTACTACCACGAGGATGATCCGAGCAACATTATCGATGATGCACGTCAGTTTGAATTGCCAGTGATGAAATGGGATGAATTCCGTGTTGGTGGCAATCCAGAGTTAAAAATTGTGGATGGCGACATCAAGCGCCGATGGAAAGGCATTAGTGAAGAAATGGATGACATTCACGCTGAGTATCGCAAAAAGGGCTACAAGCTTTTCAAAAGCATGACTTACATCAAAACAGAAGTGATTTTCAAGGATATTGAAGCCTACAACATTTTCAAAGCTGAACGAGTGGTGCGTGGGATGTGTCGGAAGTATGAATTGCAAGGAGCAGCAGCATGAACTTAATCGAAAAAACAGAATTTAAAGAATGCGACCACGATTGGGAAAACATTTCCACGGTTGAGAGTGTTGAGCGCCAGTTGATCTGTACCTATTGCTCAGAAAGAAGATCAGAGCCTTTCGATGTGAATGTAAAGCAGTGGTCGGATGAGGAAACTGACCATTGCAGTGACATCAAAAACCATATCAGCCCGAATACGAAGGTGATTGATCATGAGTGATTTTGAAAAGTGGTTTGAGGATCAAGACTTCTACACAAACATGCGATTCATTCACGGTGACAAGCTATTTGACAAGGATGGCGATGTATATCGGGTGCTGCCGGTTCAGATGACTTATCAGGGGTGGAGTTCACAACGTCAGCGTTCTAAGGATGAATTTGTCGAACTCACTCAAGAATGGCACACCAAGGGCTGGAATGCTCGTCAGGATGAGATTGATGAGCTAAAAGCCCAGCTCAACAACATGGAGGCTTGTTATATCGAGAAGAAGAAGGAGTTGGAGGGGTTGCAAAAGCGAATTGATGAATACAAGAAACTTACCACCAGCATAAGAAATGAATTTGATTTGTGGTCTGACGATAGTGAGTTTGCGGATGTTATCGAAGCTCAAATTGAGAATTTAGAAGCCCCGCGAGGTGAGTTATGAGTAATCGGGACCTAGAAAAAATTGGGATGATGTTTATTAACTGGATACAAGTACATCGAGACGCGTGTAACCGGTTTGAGGATTTCCGAAATTATTTTGATACCGAAAATCCTGATGCTCCGATTCATAGCAGAGAGGAATTAAACAAAGCATTCGCTATTCAGGAAGAAGCTTCGAGTTTAGCGGCTGAATCCAAGAAGCGTTACAACACCTTGTTAGAAGAAGTGGATGTTTATCTGGCCCGAGAAAGAACAGATGTTCTGGGGCGAGGGCCAATGACTTACTCACTGATGCGCGTCAGAAAGCGGAAGATCAAATAAACAATGGTGCTCGACTTACTAAGCACAAGATTGATTTGTGAGGTGCTAATGACTGATCTGATTATCGGCATCGATCCAGACTTGGAAAAATCAGGAGTGGCTGTCTTAGGGCAGTCACTGGAACTTAAAAATTTAACCTTTGCTCAGACTGTAGAGTTATTCCGAGGCCATCAAGATGAAATTAAGAAGGTGGTGATTGAAGCAGGTTGGCTAAACAAGAAATCTAATTTCCGTTTTGGTCACTCTAAGAGCGCAGGCGAAAAGATTGCCAAGAATGTAGGGGAGAACCACGCAACAGGCAAATTGCTCGCAGAGATGGCAAAAGAATGCGGTTTAGCGGTGGTATTGGTTAAGCCGACACGCACAAAGCTGAAAGCAGCAGATTTTAATCGAATTACAGGCTGGCAAGGCAGAACGAATCAAGAGCAGCGAGATGCTGCGATGTTGATTGTGGGGATGAAGTGATGCTGAGCTTATTTTTAATAATTGGAACTTTGGCTGCATTTAGTGGCGGCAAAGATAAGTCAACAGGGCACAACATTGCTTTAGCGATTATTACGGTTGGTTGTTATGCCTGTGCAGTAGCTTTAGAAAAAATTTAAGAGGGAATAGGGATGAATGCGATGGTGAAGGCGGAAGTGATGAATTGGGATCGTTTTAGTATTGAAGATTGGCTTAAGCAGTATGGGGCATACATCCAGATTTCACGCATGAAGTCAGGAAATCAACCAGATTCACTTGGGGTAAATCAGATCTACTGGCTGATTCTTGAAAATAACAAAGGGGCAGCACCACGTAAGGATCAGATCATTTGCCAGATTAATGACTTTGAGGCTGAGCAGGTGCGAAAGTTGATTGTGGATTTTAATAAGTCGAGTTCGGTTTGTGCTTCAGCGAAAGTGGCGGTTGAGATATTTATTGATAAGTGTATCCGTGGAATGTCATTGCGCCAGTTGGCACATGAGCGTGGCATGGGTAAGACCTCGGTTGAGAGCATGGTTTTTGCAGGAAAGTTCTATTTAGCTGGTCATGATAAACGTTTGAAATTGGGTTAATTAACTACTTGACTGTCCGGACGCGCCATGGCATATTTCTGTTATAGTGATCGAAGTGTACGTTGATGCACTAAGTTGATTTAAAAGCTCGCCAAATGGTGGGCTTTTTTGTTGCCTGTAAAAAGGCAACCTATTCCTGCTGGAGTGCTGACCAGTGGAACATGCCATCGAGTCAACTTCCTTCGGGAATTCAGACTAGGGAGTAGCGTCCCGACCTAAAGAGGATTGAAAGCAAGTAAAGCAGACCGTGCATGTTAGGTGTGTGTGATTGTGAGTAGCGGTAGATCAGTTGCCGAGCTGGTCAGTATCGTAATCTAAGGCAAGGGTGTGGTAGATCGCCACATCCTTTTTTATGCGCCATTAGCTCAACTGGAAAGAGCATGGGTTTTCTATACCAATGGTTGTGGGTTCGAGTCCTACATGGCGTGCCAATGGGCCTTAAGCTTAAGTGGTATAAGCGTCCCGCTCATAACGGGGAGATAATCAGTTCGAATCTGATCAGGCCCACCAATATTCAGGAGATCCACATGCTCCAATTTATATTCTGCTTATTTGGTTTACATGGTGTGACCGAGATCGATTACACGATTGATGATGAAGAAATCAAAGTGTGTCGGGATTGTTTGAAAGAAGTTAAATAAACCCTTGTCACTTCGGTGGCGTTCGCCGGACGTATTACGGCACATGAAACCCTGCCCAGATAACTAACTTGGCGGGGTTTTCTTTTCTTATTGGTGGTGCGTATGGACATAGTATCTGCACAAAGGGAATTAAAAGAACATTGCGACCAGATTGATATTTTACTCAGCCTGTCACGCAGCATGATGACTGCTAAAGAGATGGTGAATATTGATGAAAAGCTTAAACGCCACCGAGAGCGGGCAAGAAACATTAGAATCAATCTCTATGAAGCGCAACCCCAAAAGACTCGCAGCAATCAGAAAGTTGCCATGCATTCGGTGCGGTAATCCACATAGTCAGGCTGCTCATTCAAATAGTGCCAAGCATGGCAAGGGTAGGTCGATTAAGGCCAGAGATGAGTTCACAGTACCGTTATGCCATTCCTGCCATTTCCAGTTTGATACCTTTCAATTGGGTAATCGGGCAGAGAGTGAAGCGATGTTTGATCGGTGGTTGGTGAGAGTGAATCGGATGTTGGTGATGGAAGATAGAGAGGTGTTTTGATGAATGGCTTTTTAGTGATTCTACTATGTGGCATCTGCTTTATTTTCGGGTTTGCTTACAGCATGTCTTACTGGTATGAGCGTGCTGATAAGAATGAACCAATCACCATCCGTGGAAAAGTTTACAAACTGGTAGAGCAGGATGTTTCACCCAAGGAGTAGGAAATGCAAAAAGCCGTGTTTCCTATCAACTCCCATGCCGACATCACTAAAGCCATTAACTACATGCATACCAATTACACTCATGCGATTAATGAGGGTAAACCGTTAAGAGTGGTGATTGATCAGAAGCAGGATGATAGATCCACTGCGCAGAATAGACTCTATTGGCTCTGGGTCACTCAATGGTCTAAGCGCCAAGGCACAGATAAAGATGCAGAGCATCTGTATTTCAAGAAGCAATTCTTAGCACGCATCTATGATCGCGATGAGGTTGGTCAATACAAACAGACATTTGCAGCGGTAAGAGTTTTAAGAGATCAGAAGCATCCGCAATACCAGGCTGTGGCAGATGGATTAAATGAGTTGATCAGCACTACAGATGCAACGGTTGATCAGTTCACCGAATACCTGAATGACATTCATGCATTCTGTAATAAACATGGATGCTATCTGCATACACCTGATGATCTGATGTATGCGTGGGAGATGAGTCAATGACATGCCAAGGCTGTGAAGCACGACGTGAATGGATAAGGAAACAAAGTGAACGAGCAAAAGAACGAATGCGGTTGTGTATCGAACGACTTACTTCTAAAGCTACTCGAGCAGAACAACCAGCTGATTCAGCAAAACAACCAACTCATCCAAATCAACAATGAACAGAATGCTCAGATTAATGAGCTATTGATTCAGTTGGAAGGTGATGATGAGGGTGAGCAGCCTAAGTCACAGTATTTGGATGGATGATTATGAGATTAACAGTAGATGAAGCTATAGAACGCGGACTGCTCGGCAAGGTTAAAGTCAAGCTTAATGGTGAGTATGTTCGGGATGTGGTCGTTGCTGATGAGGAAGAGGGATACATCAAGCGATTCAAGAAGGTTGACGGCAAGTTTGTGATCAATCGGAAGCGTGACGATATTGAGACTGAAGTTCTACACGGCAATGTTGTAATCGAGATTAGTGATGAAACTACCCAGACTGCAAAGCAAACTACAGGCGATGACACCGAAGGCACCGAGACCACCTAAAAACAATTGGGGTCAAGGTCGTGGTGGTAGACCATGGCGCAGACTCAAGCAGAAGATTCATACGCGTGATGAATGGACTTGTTGCTCATGTGGTCGTGTGACCATGGGGCTTGAGTTAGACCATATCGTTAATGTGGCTCAAGGTGGTACGGATGATGAGGCCAACCTTCAGTCGTTGTGTGTACCTTGTCATAAGAAGAAGACACAGATGGAGAGTCGAACGTGAATGTAACAATCCAGTGGCAAGGTCAGTGTAATTGCGTAGGTTGCTACTACTTTAGAACTTATGGGTTTTATGCGCCATGCCATAAGACGAAGACGAGCAAGGAGAGTCGAGTGTGACTAAGCAATCAATAGCAGCTGCAATTGTTTTTGGTGTTTTAATTACTCAAACACTCCTGCTTAAAATCTCATTTGAAGCCAATCCTGACTCATTTCTTATAGTTCTTATGGGTTTTGCGCTTGCGGATATATTTTCTGCTGCAACTTATGGGATTTTTGCGAACTAGGGCGGGGGAGTCAAAAAGTTTAAAACCCTAAGCCAGCGGACACCGCCCACCATCTCACTTATAAAAAAATTTCCCATTTCAGCAAAAGTTAAAGCGAAAAGTTAAAGGTTAACCAATGGCACTAAGCGAAAAAATGAAAAAGTTTGCTCAGGCCGTTGTTGACGGCTTAAGCAACAAAGAAGCTGCAATTTCAGCGGGTTATGCAGAAAAGACCGCATCACAAGCAGGCTCTAAATTAAGAAAAGATCCTGAAATTATTGTTCATATTGAAAAGTTAAAGGCTGACAAAGAGGGTCGAAGTTTAACTTCTGAAAAACCGAAAGTTAAAACGATCAGCACTCATGAAGATGACAACCCTTTGGATGATGAGGATTATGCAAAGGATGATCCACTGCAATTCCTGATTGATGTAATGAATAAGAGTGACGATATGTTCTTGCGTTTCAATGCCGCAAAAGCTGCTTTGCCTTATGTACACGGCAAAGTCGCTGAAAAAGGCAAGAAAGAAACTAAAGCCGATGAAGCCAAGAAAGCCACTCAAGGCGGAAAATTTGGAACATTAGGTTCACAGTTGAGAAGTTAATTTTATGTCAGCAATGCTCCCAGAATGGACAACATCCTGCCCAGACTGGGAGGAACGTATTGTCGCTAAAAAGTCACTCATGCCTTGTGAGCCACTTTTTCCAGAAGTAGCCGATGTAGCAGAGCGGATTTTTAAAGAATTAATTCTGGTTGATGTGATGGGTAGCCCAAAAATGGGTGAAGTCACATTGCCATGGGTGATCGAATTTGTACGGGCAATCTTTGGTGCTTATGATCCAGAACAGAAGAAGCGTTTAATTCGTGAGTTCTTCCTGCTGATTTCTAAGAAAAACACCAAATCGACGATTGCAGCTGGAATCATGATGGTGGCCTTGATCTTAAATGATCGTATGTCGGCTGAGCTCATCATTTTGGCACCAACCAAAGAGGTTGCTGATAACTCATTTAACCCAATCCGAGACTTCATCAAAGCAGATCCTGAGCTTCAGGAAATGTTCAATATCTCTGAGCACACCAAAACAGTCACTCACTTGGGCACCAATGCGACCTTAAAAGTGATTGCTGCGGAAAGTAATGCTGCTGCCGGTAAAAAGGCTTCAATTATCCTGATTGATGAGGTTTGGTTGTTTGGGAAGCGCTCAAATGCTGAATCGATGTTTCGCGAAGCAAAAGGTGGCCTGGCATCACGGCCGGAAGGTTGTGTAATTTATCTGTCCACCATGTCAGATGAAACACCATGCGGTGTGTTCAAGCAATTGCTGGATTATGCCCGTGATGTTCGGGATGGGGTAAAGGTCAATCCTCAGTTCTTACCGCTGATTTACGAGTTTCCAGAATGGATGCTTGAAGCGGGTGAACACTTAAAGCCCGAAAATTTCTACGTTACGAATCCGAATTTAGGCGCATCGGTTGATCTGGATTACCTGATTAACGAATTTGAGAAGGTTAAAGATGCTGGCGAAGAATCGCTTCGAGACTTTCTTGCAAAACATTTAAACGTACCAATCGGCTTAAACCTACGCGCCAATCGCTGGGCAGGCGCTGAATATTGGCTGCAGCAATCCAAAGAATTTACCCTGGACAAACTGATTGAACAATCAGATGTCATTACCTGCGGTATTGATGGTGGTGGTCTTGATGACTTGCTTGGCTTTGCTGTACTTGGTCGGCATGCAAAAAGCCGTAAATGGTGGCTCTGGAATCATGCTTGGTGCAATAAAACTGCAGTCGAGCGACGTAAAGAGAATGCACCAAAATACGCTGACTACGAAAAGGAAAAAAGCCTAACCATTGTTGAGCGTATTGGTGATGATATTGACCAGCTGGCAGCCATTGCAAAGAAATGCTTCGACTCGGGAAAGCTCGACAAGATTGGTCTGGATCCACTTGGTTTGGGTGGTCTTTTAGATGGTTTACTCGATGCTGGCATTCCTGAAGATAAGCTCATTGCAGTGGCTCAGGGTTTTAAGTTGATGGGCTATATCCTCACTACAGAGCGCAAATTAGCAGAAGGCAATCTTTACCATGCTGGGCAAGACTTAATGACCTGGTGTGTTGGTAATGCGCGTGCAGTTGTAAAGGGTAACGGCATGATGATCAGCAAACAGGAGTCTGGTGTTGGGAAGATTGACCCATTGATTGCTACGTTTAACGCTGTGGCACTCATGTCAATGAATCCAGAACAAGCCGAAAAAGAATACAACATCTATTTCGTTTAATTTATTCACTTTCCAAAGCTCGCATTACGCGGGCTTTTTTATTGGGAGAGCCTTATGTCTGCTCTACATAAAACCTTTGGCTCTGTCGAAATTAAGAGCCTTGATGAGCAAAAGCGAACCTTTAAAGGAATCGCCAGTACACCAAATCAAGATCGTGCCAAGGATGTGATGGTGCCAAAAGGCGCGGAGTTTAATCTGCCTATGCCTTTACTTTTCCATCATGACCCACGTTCAGCCATTGGCCATGTGACAAGTGCAAAAGTCACTGCGAATGGCATTGAGGTCGAGATTCATATTCCTGAAATTGAAGAAGATGGCGACCTAAAACGCGAAGTAGACAAGGCTTATCAGTCACTGAAATACGGTCTAGTCAAAGGCTTATCAGTTGGTTTTATCCCGAATTGGGATGAAGCGGAAATGATTAAGGGTGGTGGCATCCAGTTCAACTCATGGGAATGGTATGAGCTTTCATTGGTGACTATCCCTTGCAACCGTGAATCAGAAACAGAATTTTCAAAAGCATTTGAGGAACACAAAGCCGCGTTGGGCAAAAAACCTCAAGACGTTCCAGATGGCGCTTCATCTGAACAAAAACACGTTGTCGTAAAACTTAATAGCCCAACAAAGGGTGGAGTGAAACTATGAAAGAGTATTTAGCTAAGTTGCTTAAAGCTTTGGCAGAAAAAAACCAAGCTATGCAAGCAGCACTATCAAAGTCAGCAGAAGCAGGCAGCACACCTGATGAAGCAACAGAAGCAGAAATTCAAGCGATTGAAAAAGATATCGCAGCGATTGAAGTAAATATTGAACGCACCAAAAAGCAAATTGCCGCTACTGAAGCTGCTGCAAAAACTGCAACTCCTGCTGCTGGACAAACTGCTGAACAAGCGAAAAAATCTGCTGAAGGTGATCCAGACCCTGAAGGTAAAAAGCCAAAAATTGAAATTGTGCCACTCGCTAAAGGTGTTGGTTTTGCCCAATATGCGCGTGCAAAAATCTTGTCACAATTAGCAGCAAAACAGGGTAACTACAAGTCTGCTCTCGATGTTGCAAAAGAGCGTGGCTTCGGTGATGAAGTTCAAGACCTTGTGACAAAAGCAACTTTGGGTACCACTACCGATGCAGGTTTTGCAGCATCATTAGTCACTGAAAACCGCTTAGTTGGTGAATTTGTTGACATGCTTCGTGCTGCAACTGTATTTGACCAACTTGCAGGATTCCGTAATGTGCCATTTAACTCCAAAATCCCTAGCCAATTGACCGGTGGTCAAGCGCAATGGGTGGGTGAGGGCGCTCCGAAGCCACTAACCAACCCAACATATGGCGAAGTGGAAATCAAAGAGCACAAGCTTGCTGCGATTACTGTTTATACACAGGAATTAATGCGACGCTCTGATCCTGCTGTAGATATTTTGGTTCGTGATGATTTGATTGAAGCGTCAAAAACTTTAATTGATAACACCTTCCTTGACGCGGGTGCTGCTACAGCAGTTCGCCCTGCCGGTGTTTTAAATGGGGTGACAGCCACTCCAAATACAGGCACTACAGCAGCAAATTATGAAGCTGACCTATTGGCTCTTATTAATAGCTTTGTGACAGCCAACCTTTCATTGGATGGCTCATACTTCGTAATGTCAGAAACGCGTGCTGCACAAATCAGCTTGCTTCGTGATGCGCTAGGAAATACTTACTTCCAAGGCATGGCACTCCGTGGCACTCGCACACTGATGGGTATCCCTGTAATCACCTCTCAGACTGTTGGCGACAAGATCATTCTTGTTAAAACCTCTGAAATCTTGCTTGCGCAGGATGGCGGTGTAGATGTGTCTTACGCTGATCAAGCAACTCTGGTTGATGGTGGTACGACTCATCACTTATGGCAAGAAAACAAATTTGCGGTACGTGTTGAGAAATTCATCACTTGGGCAAAACGTCGTCCGATTGCTGCAGCATATCTTGATTATGCATAAGGTGGTTAATCGACCTAAAACAGCTCCTTAATCGGGGCTGTTTTTATATCTAAGCATCACAATTGTTTAGCTATAGGAACAGTCTATGAAGATTAAATATTTAAAGATGACCCACGATTCCAATGTTGGGGATGTGAAAGAAATTCCTGATTTTCAGGCAAATGTATTGCTCAAAATTGGTGTTGCAGAGGTCTATACAGAACCGAAAAAAGCAGCACCAAAAGCGAAAAAAGAAGATAAAACCAAAGAATAGGATGTAAAGAATGGGCTTTTTCGGAAATTTATTTGGTAAAAAGAAATCCCTCCAAGGAGTCCATTCAAACCAAGGGTGGACTTCTTTATTT